ATCACCACCGCCAGCTTTACAAAGGAAACCAAGTTTTACGAGGATATGCAGATGCTGGAAGCGATGCTGTCCGGGGAGGCCGAGGACAACCCCAGATGGTTTGGCCTGCTCTACAGCCTTGATCCTGGCGACGATTGGCGCGATCCGACCACCTGGGCGAAGGCAAACCCCATGCACGGCATTAGCGTGTTTGAGGAAGCCATTGCACAGCGGGCAGACGAAGCCAAACACAAGCCCGCAGCCCTGAATGAGTTCCTGTGCAAAACCCTTAATCTGTACGTCAGTGCAAATAGCGCCTGGGTGGATCGGAACTATTGGGATGACCCAAAGTGCAACATCATTACCCAGCGGGAGCCAGAATCCGTTTTTATTGGCTTTGACTTAGCAGCCGTGCGCGACCTGAATGCGGTGTGTACGCTCAAGCGGTACGATGAAACGGATTTTCAAGCCGAGTGGAAATTCTTTATGCCCGAGGAAGGGTTTTCCCTAATCCCAAAACATTACGGCGATATTTTCCGTGTGGCGCGGCAATCGGGCATTTTGCACATCACAGAAGGCAATGTGATGGATGACCGAGAAATCAGCGATTACATCATCCAGCAATCAAACCGATATCATGTAACGGAAATTGGCTATGACGCATACAACGCAGCGTCACTGGTTGCAAGGCTGCACGATTCAGGATTGCCGGTCAAAAAGGTTGGGCAAGGGATGGCGGTACTTAGCAACCCGTCAAAACACGTTGAAAAACTCATCATGCAACATGCGATTAAGCATGATGGCAATCCATTCGTGGGCTGGCAGTTGGGAAACTGCGAGGTTTATATAGATGTGAACGGAAACGTCAAGGTTCGCAAGAATGAAGCAGACAAAAGTGCAAAAGTAGATGGTATTATTGCGCTTATCATTGCGATGCATTGCAGCTTAGATCATCCCGCAATGAGTGGATTTGGTTTCCGCACCTTGTAAGGACGCATCATGAAAATCCCAGGTATCCCCGAAATTTTTCAGCGTAAAGCTGCAAAAGCGGATGAATCAAACACGCTTTATGGGCAAACGGCGCTTGGGAATAATATCGTTTACCAAGGCGACAACAAGCGCCCAACGGTAAACACCCAGATTCTGTATGTAACCACCAGCAGCACCACTGATGCAGGCAGGCCGGTAGATACAAGCCTTTTGTCGCGCAATAGCACGGTTATGTCGTGCGTTTCCGTCAAGGCTCGGGCCATTTCTCAGTTGCCAATCAAGATTATGGCAAAGGCCGACGATGGCACATATGTCGATGCCATCTGCTCAGACAAAGTTGGCACAAGGGACAAAGCAAAAGCCAAATCCGTGTTGGCGCTACTGGAAAACCCTAATAACTTCCAAAGCCAATACGAATTTTGGTATCAGTGGATGATGTGGCATGAAATGCTTGGCGAAGCCTTTACCTTGTGGTGGAGGAAAGACCAAGATAGCAACACGCAAACACCTTTGGAAATGTACATCTTAGACAGCACGTTGATTGCTGTCACGATTACGCCTGCTCGATATCCGTCTTATCGTCTTAGCACCCCAAGCTACGGATTTAGCAAAGACGAGCCTTTGGCAGCGCATCAGGTGATGCACGTTAAGGATCAGGCTTGGCAAGGTTCGGCAGGTTTTAACAAAGGCATTTTGGCTGCTGAGTTGGTCGGGCTGGATCAGGATATTGATCTTTATGCCAATTACGTCATGCTGAACGGGGCCAAGCCCAGCGGTTTGTTTATCACTGAGCAGGTGATTCCCGACAGCAAATATAAAGAAATTGCGTCACGCTTGAAAGAAGCATGGTCTAGCATGGTCGGTAGCCAAAAAACCGACAAGAGCAAACCCGGACAGGGGATGCTGCTCGATCAGGGCATGAAATACGAAGCCCTTAAGCCTTTGACCTTGCAAGATACCGATTTGGCAAACCTAAAGCTGCAAACCATGAAGCGGATTTGCGCTGTGTATGGTGTGCCGCCAAGCATGGTTGGCGTGGGTGATAGCAAATACAACAACACGCAAACGATGCTGGACGAGTTCTATAAATCGACGATGTATCCGGTTTTGGTGAACGTCCAACAAAAATTAAAGCAGCAGCTTTTTAATGGCTACCCAAATCTTTATGTGGAATTTGACACCAAAAATTTCCTGAAGGGTGCGCCGCTGGATCAAATGAATTTTGCTCAATCTGGCGTGTCGAATGGCATCATGACACCAAATGAAGCGCGGGAATATTTGGGCATGAGTAAAATTGATAATGCCGACGAATTGAAAAATGACGCAAAACCAGCGGAACCAATTCCTGGCAGCAGCCCGCAAGACACCGGGGGCGGGGGCGGCAATCAAACCCGGAAAATGAACATTGGCAAATAAAATTGTCCATAATTTTCCGTTTAGTGGTAGCATCCCTGGCAACATATAAGCCACATGCTGACCCGCCGCCTAAACGCGGGAGGCCACCAAAAACAATATACGACATTGATACAACCAAAGTCGTTGAGGTAATACATGACCAAGCAAATGCTGATCCTGTGCGAAGCCAAACTAGCAACAGAGGCCGCACAAAGCGGAAAAGCACCGACCGGAAAGATTGAGGCCCGAGTTACTACTTGGGGGCCGCGTGAGGGTGCTGATGGTCGCAGGTTTTTCTATAAACCTGAAGGCTTTATGGATTGGGCAAAGGAATTTACCTCATTGGGCAGGCCGCTGCCCATGTTTGTCAATCATTCGGCAGATCAAATTCCGGTTGGCGAATGGACAGAATTTGCATTTGACGATGAAGGCATGACAGCTACCGGACGGCTGTACATGAACACTAATCAAGGCGCAGACCTATATAACGTCATGACCGAAAGCCCTGCAATGTTTGGCGGCGTGTCGGTTGGCGCGTATGCTGAACAATATCAGTGGGTTAAAGAAGATGGCGAAGTGATGCCCGCTGCCTCTGGCGATTATGCCGACGAAGGTTATTTTCAAATCACCAAAGGCGGCTTGCGCGAAGTGTCCGTGGTGATGTACCCCAACAATCCAGCAGCCGAAGTGCAAAAGCTGGAATTTTTCCGTCAAGACGGATCAGCCGATCTTAAAGTTTTGGAGAAGGCGCTGCGCGAGGCAGGGCTATCCAAAAAAGATGCGGTCACAGCCGCATCTACCTTCAAGAAAGTTTTAGAACAGCGTGAGGCTGTTAAAAACGATTTTGAAACTGCGCCGAATCAAGGTGATCTTGATGCGGATGTGACCGAAGAAGCAGCAATTCTCGAAGCACTTGAGCAACGCGAATTGATGCAAGCCCTTAATGCACGTTTGAAAGGTTAATCATGTCTGACAAAATCATCGAAAAGCTGGACGCTATTGCAGCCTCCAACGAAGCCAAAATTAGCGAAATCACTGCGGCTGCTGAAGCCAAAGTCGATGCTGCTAAAGCTGAACTGACCGAAAAAGTTGCAGCCCTGGAAGCCAAAATTTCCACCCTGCAAGCGCCCGCTATTATCGAGCGCACAAGCCCCAGCGTCCGTAAGGAAGTCAACAAATCGGTTCGTGAGCAACTGCGTCAAGTTGTGAACGGCAAATCGCAGTTTGAAAAAGAACTGAAGATTTTTGCCAACGAAGCCGAAATGCAAGCATATCTGTCTGAGGCATCTGCCCTGACTGCTGGCGGCGATAACAAGGGTGGTCGGACTGCTTACGATCCCGTGTTCCGTGCCCTGCGTTTGGCTAATCCCTTGCGCGGCTTGTCTCGCACCGTTGCCACCGATGGTTCGTCCTATCAGTTCCGGGTTAAAACCGGCAACGCGGGCGCACAGTGGGGCTACGCGATCCAGAACAACGGTACGCTGAACATCAATCCGACCACTGAGGACACCAGCATCTGGCAAATCGTGCTGAAGGATATCAACGTGCAGTTCCCGATCCGCACTGCGGCTCTGGACGACATTGATGGCTTGGAAGCAAACGTGGTGGACGACATGCTGGCCGAATTCGCCCAGCAAGAAGCCATTTCCATGATCGTCAACAATGACCAGACCGGCACAGGAAGCACTGTTTCCTCGGG